ATCAAAATTTTGCAATATTGTGTCATTTTGTTTAACTTTTTCAGCAAGTAAACGCTTTCCTAATTCAGGATAATTTTTAGGAGTTTCAATTTCAAATGCTTGTTGACCTAAATCTCTTGTTGCTTGACCTTTAGTCATAGTGCCTGGCACTCTTAAATTACTAGCTTGTTCAATACGCTGAATTGCAGGTTCTACTTTAGCAGCACCTACACCACTCATAGTGCTAATAGGTTCTTTTCTTAATGCTTGAGCCATTTGTTGAGCAATAGGTTGTGTAGCAATTTCTGCTGGATTTCTTAACATAGACGCACTACGCATTGCAGAACCTACTATATTCCCACCTAAATATGGTGGTAAATACTTTGTTGCTTCACCTAATGTACTTAATATATCTTGCGATACAGGTGATTGTGGTTTATAACCATATTTACTTGATAATTCTGTTTGATCTTTAGGATTTGCAATAGCACTAGGTATAGCTAAAGCACCATGCGATGCAATAGTTGCAGGCACTTCAATAAGAGGACTAATGTAATCACCTATTCTTGCTTTAGGTGTTTCAACAGCAGGCATGATTTGTTCGCCTTCACTAACAGGCGCAGCAGAAGATGCACTTTGCAGTCTAAGACGAGCGTTTGCTAATGCTATAGCCTGTTCAGGTGTCATTTAAATGCCTTTTTTTCTTCAGGTGTCATTACATCCCATTGCTCTTTAGTTACACCATTAGGTATACCATCTTTATTTTTTGGTGTTTGTACAACAACTTGTTTTGCACCAGGCCCTGCTTGTATTTTCATAGCTTTTATTGCTAATTCTCTTGCATCAGCTTTTTGATCAATTACTTGTTGTGAATCTCCACGTTGTGGGAAATATTTTAAATCTTCTGTTGCAAATTCGCTTGGTGATATTGCTGCGCCAGATTCTTTACGCAATACAGCAGTAACAAAATTACGTTTTGCTGCTAATAAACTTTGTTGATCAGCACTTTGACCACCTGTAGGTATTCCCATTACATTATTAGGCAACATATTAACTGTTGATCCTAATGATCCACCAATAACAGGCATATTTTCTAAGCTTGTTAAACGTGATGGATGATATACACCTTTGGCTGCTAATTCATTAATAATTCTATTAGAATCAAGCATCCTTATGCCATAAGCAGTTGCATTTCCTTGAGCTTCAGTTAATCCTTGTTTACCCATTAATGGTTCACCATTGGATGATTTGACAGCTGTAACAGAGCCAGTTGTTGGATTAAATTGCACAAACCCATCCGCTGTTTCAATTAATTGTGGCGCATGAGGCGCAAATACATGATGTTTTGGAGTTTCCCATAAAACTTTACCAGTTTTTGCTTCTCTATATTGTATTGCTGTTCCTGTATCAACTTGCACAGGCTTTTCTTCACCTGTGTAAATTGCTTTACCATCAACAATTAAACTATTACCAACAACGTGTGCTTTGCCTTGACCTTTAGCTAAAACTTCTGTTGTGCCATTAGGATTAAGTCTAGTATAAGTTTCTTCAGCACCAAGTTTAATATCTTGTGGCAACATCTTATCAAAACCAAGTTTTTGCAATTGTGGATTAACTGCTGTAGCAGCATATTTATAAGCAGATTGTGGGTCTTTTTGCATTAAATTGCTAAATGTATTAATTTCTTGTACACCTTGACCACGCAGCATTTGTGCTAATTCAGCAGTTTTAGCTTCATTTTGTCCTGCCATTTTTGAACCAGAATACGCATTAAATAATGGGTTCAATTGTTGTATCAATGACGGTGCTACATAATGACCTGATACCATTTGTCCTTCAGGAGCTTGCTGAGATTTATTCATCAATAATTCAGCTATTCTTTTTTGACGCTCTAATGCTAAATACTCAGGCGCAAGTGGGTTATCCGCACTTACTCCTGCTGATGGAATATTAAATGGATTAGCTGTTGTTGCCATAATTGTTCCTTAATAATGAAGCTAACTGGTCTTGCACTGGTTGTTGTTGACCAAAATCAAATGGGTTTTTAGCTCGATATTCAGCAGGTAATCCTGTGCCTTGTGCTGTTCCATTTAATGTATTAGAGCCTTGTTGCATATTTTGACGCATATTTTGTTGTGCTAATTTTTGTCCACCAAGCATATTTTTGGCTGTGTTTGCTAAACGTAATGCTCTAGCAATATCACTTGTTGATGTTCCTGTTGGTGTGGCTAAATCAGCAGCCGTTAAACCACCAAATCCTGTTGCTGCCGATACTTCAGGCAATGTAGCTACACCTAATCCTGCACCACTTCCTATAATACTTCCTGCGCCACCAAGTTCAGATGATCCATAACCAGCACTTGTTAGTAATGGATTACTAGCGTCTGCGCCTATACCATAATACGGATTTAATGGATTAGTAGTAGCACCTTCAGCTAATGATGTACCTGCGCCTAATTGTGCTGTGCCTTCACCTATTGCACCTGCACCTGCACCAGCTCCTACTTCACCACCTACAGTTATTCCAGCACCACCACCTGCACTTACTCCAGCCTCTAATTCAGCAGCAGCAGTTAGTCCTTCAGCACCAGCAGCCGCACCTAATGTACCAAAAGCACCTAAAGCTGCTGCACCGCCTAAAGCTGCTGCACCAACAGTTACCCATCCACCAGGTATATTGTCATTAACTGCGTCATCAATAGTTGCGCCTGCATCACCTATTGAGCCTCCTAAGTCTTCAAAAAAATCAACAGGGCCACTTAAAGGACTACTATTTCCGCACATCAATCATCCAATCATAATTTGGTAAATCTGATTTTTCTACAACTAAATCTAATCGTCTTAACATTTCTGTTATTTGTGGATTAGTTTCTTGATAATAAATAAAATCAACATCTGATTTTCTAATCTTTTTTTCTAACTCTATAGCCGATTTCATTAATTTTAATGGATTATCAACAGTGTAAAGGTGCATTTCTGCTTTATTTTTATCAATAGAAGCAAGAAGAATAATTGTATTGTTTGCTTGCAAAATTATTGCATTATGTTTTTTTATTAACGTATTTGCCAATTGCAATGCTTGATTAGGATCAATATTCCTTTTCTCAGCGTCAGCAGTAATGATTTCAGTTGGTTTCATATTAGAAAGCGTTTAAATAACTTACGTCTGTTGGATTAGCATTAAAAAAGTTTAAATTAGTAGCTTCGTTACCTGTTAAACCAGTTAAATTATTGTAAGCAGATGATGAGCCATTACCAAATAAACCATATAACGAATTTAATCCGTTACCTAATGAACCCAATACACTTCCTGTACCTGTACCACCTAATAATGCAGTTCCACCTAGTCCAAATAATCCACTTGTAATATTACTTTGTCTTGCCATTTCAGCATTTGCTTTAGCAATATCAGCAGCATTAGCCGTTGAATAAGCACCCAAATAATCAGGTGCAGCTACCGTAGCTTGTGTGTAAGGATTAATGTAAGTTGGATTTGTAACTGATTTTAATCCTGCCAACTGTTGCATAGGCATATTGTATTGATTTAACGCATTGCCTAAATTTGTTTGTGTCGCAGCGTTATTGGCTGACGTACCAGCCATTTGATTAGCAAATCCTTGCTGACCTAACTGATTATTAAATCCAGCACCTGCAAGTTGATTTGCAAAATTTTGTTGACTAGCTTGATTGCCTAATTGTGTTCCTGCCATCTGGTTAGCAAATCCTTGCTGACCTAGTTGGTTATTAAACTGTGTATTACCTAAATTCATTGCATTTTGATTTTGTGCAGCAGCATTACCAAAATTACCGGCAGCTAAATTCTGATTAAACATTTGATTCTGTAACTGTGAACCAGCTAATTGTGCTTGAACTTGCAAATCATTTTGACCTTGATTAAAAGTTCTCATTTGATTTTCGTAAGCTTTAGAACCTACAGGTATACCCTGATTTGCTAATGCAGCATTATTTGCTTCTGAAGCCTGTGCCATTTGTGGCTGTAAACGACTCATTAATAAATTAGTCGCAGTATCCCATCCTTGCATACCTGTGCCTTGCACACCTGTTTGTAATTGTGGTGCATTTCCTACACCTGCAAATTGTGGGCCTTGTCCAACACCTTGTGCTTGTTGTGCATTACCAACTTGAGAAAAATTAGGGCCTTGTCCGACCATTTGTTGCTGATATTGCGAACTATTAAATGGATTTTGATAATTATTATTTGCTTGATTGGTTAAATTATTAAATGTATTTTGAAATTGTGGTGCTAGTGTCTGATTGGCTGACCAAATGGGATTGCCGTTAGCATCTGTACCTGTTTGTTGATACTGTAAGTTGGAATATGGAGTGTTTTGATTAACTCGATTAGCAGCAGTAGCCGTCTGAGCTGCGTTTACATTTCCTTGAGAAGTTTGTTGTGCAGCTTGTATATACGGATTAGTAGAATTAGCGTAAGGATTAGCACCATACGGATTTTGTGTGGGCGTAGTTTGTCCTGCTCCACTTTGTACTGTTGACGAATCGAATAAACCCATATCTCTCTCCATTAAGAAAAACCAAGTATTCGGTCAATACCGTTATTTTACTTGATTTAATATAAAAAAACTACAAGACACCGCCATTTTCCATTACATAATCAACAGAAGCCCATCTAAAATCTATGTTTTGAGAAGCTACGTTTATGTTAATTGATGCTGAAAAGCCTAGTCCTGTTACACCTTGCCAATATTTAGTTGTTGTTAAACCACCACCCCATTGATTTTGATCCCATTTACTTGTATCCCATACTCCTGTATTAACTGACGCTGGGTTAAATGCTATTTGATTAACTAATGGTTGCGTATCAAAATCGGTGCTTATTCCACATAAAACTGTTGGCAAACCACTATCTGTCTGAAAAATAGGCCTTACTAAAGTAAACCGTTTTAATTGACCAGGAGTATTAAAGTAACTATATGCTTGCTGACACGTTCCATTAATGTTTGTACTATTGTCAGAGTTTCCTGTAAAGAACTGTCCAACATAACCATTACCACCAAAATACATATTTTCATCGCCTGCTACAACAAAGCAATTAGCACTAATATTTGTAAACCTAGCCCATGACTTATTAATGCTATTCATTACATACTGTTCAATACCATCATTAGTAGGTATGTTTAATATCAACATATTAGACTCAGCAAGATAATTAATCTGCCATCCAAAATTAGCGTAATACAAACTACAAGCTTGCGATACGGCAAAATAAATCTTGTCAGTAAGATTAATTCGTGGATCTAAACGATCAGATTGAAGTGCAGCAGTCAAAGGAACAAGTCCATCTTGCGTTAATAAAAGTAAATCTCCACCCCATTTAAAGAAACATCTACGGCTAAAGGTTTGACCCATTTGCCATAGTCCTTTCATTGCCCATGTCGCTACATTATTAGGATCAGTTCCTTGATAAACTACAACTTCACCCATTGAACTAACATATACGGCAAAGTCATCAACACCATAACCAGCGTCTAATGTCCATGTTCCCATTGCTTGAATGTAACCCCCATTACGAAAAATTGAACCTAATGGAAATTCTGTGGCTACACCAGATATGGCAGAAACATCTAAATACCAAAAACTTAAACTATTATTTACGCAAAAATATAAACGACTTTTAAATAAATTGACGTTAACAAATGTGTTACTGTTAATTCCTGTTATACCACTAACGGTATATGTTCCCACTACTGAAGCATTGCCAGCCGGTGCAGAAGCCATCGTATAAGTAAAAGTTGTTACACCTGTTACTGTAATTGCATAAGTGCCGTTAAACTGACTAGGAGTTGCACCTGTTATAGTGACTCGATTACCTGTTACTAATCCATGAGACGCTGCTGTTGTCAAAGTAGCCGTTAAGTTACCTGTGCCACCTCGTGTAATACTTGATATAGTCTGAGCAGTTGACGTTGTTGCCATGAATGCCCATCGTGTACCATCATAAATTAAGACTGGATCTACACCGTTACAAGCAATAATAAAACTACCACCTGAGTTTGTAATATTAACAAATTGCCATTTAGCATTAGTTAAGCCTGTAAATACTACGCTTGCTGTTGATGATGTTGCGTCATAAATACTTGTGCCAGCAAATGCAAATAACTTATATCCTGAAGTAGTAGGATAATTTATAAGCGTATAAACTTCTCCTGTAATGCCTGTTGATGTTTTTGTGTAGCCTTTGCGTAATTGTACGTCTGTCGGTGTAGGAAAGAAATTAACCATTTGTACTGCATCTAATGGAGGCATTTCTGCCAAAGAATCTCGATTATTCCATCCACCAATAGGCGCGGCCATCGATGTTGTGGCTGCTGTTCTACGTTGGGCTTGTGCCATAATTAACTTCCGTAGCCAGTGTCTGGTATGTTAGCCCATCCAATTAGTACCGCACTAGGTTGTGGCGCAAAGCTTAATGTTGCAGAACCTTTATCGTTTGCTTTAGCAATACTTAAATAACGCATATAGTCTTGTTGTAAAGCAGTTGTATCAAAAGATTTAATCTGAAAATACTTAAGTTTAGTCGCTAAAACCATCACAGTATCGTCTAACACTGTTGTGTCAGTATCTGCTTGAAAGCTATTTAAAACGTCACCAGCAGTATTTCTTACAAATCCTTTAGATCTGTATTCAAAACCTAAATACTCTTGTGTATTGTACGGTGGCCATATCTGAAACGTATTGCCAAGTATTCTCCAACGTACTCTTGGGCCTGTAGAAATATAACCTGACTTTAGCCACTGCCATTGTTGAGCGTCTACTGGCCCTAACATTTGCCAATGCTTAGTTTTGTCCCAATGCGTATTATCTGTAATGGTTTCGTAGTCAGGTGGTAAATCATAAATAGTTTTACTAAATGTGACTGAACCACCTACTGTTGTTGCAGAAGATTTCTGTGTTGTAGTTATAGCAGTAGAACTTGTTACAACATCTACATAAGTATCTTGTGGAATACTTGTACCCACAATAGAGTAAGTATTGTCTAAACCTGTAGTGCTTGGAATAGCAGTAATTGTCTGAGTACCTTCTACTGTAGTGCCAGTCGTAGTAAGATACTCAGTATAAAAACGATATTCTAGTTCTAATGCTTGCCAATCATACTCCTTAACTAAGTCATAGCCAGCTCTGTTCATCAAAGCTAGGATTTGTTGCACATCCTGGCTAGGATTACCAATAACATAAGTAGGTACGGCTAAGTTAAGTTCAGCAGTTGTTTGCTGGACAAGTTGGAGTAGATTGTATGACATATTATGCTTCCTCTGTGGCTACCGTTCTTTTTCGGGTTTTCTTTTCACCAACAGCAGCAAGTATTTGTGCCATTTGTTCCTGCATCAAAGCTAATTTCTGATCAGTTTCTGCCTTTATTTTAGCATTTTCTTCTGACTTTTTAGCAAGTTCTTCACGCAAATTTTCAATTTCTTGTGTTCTTTTGTCTGTTTCAGCAGAATTTGAGGCTAAATTTAAAAATGATTTAGCTTTGTCTCTGAAAGCATAAGGACTCATACCAGCAGCCATACCCATACGTTGCAGTTGTTGATCAGACGCATTTGCAATAGCTTCTACAGTGTGAAACTTCATTGCTCGCAGTTCTTCAGCTTGGCTTTTAGATACTAATGGCCATTCAGATACAGGAGTTCCCATAATTTCTTGGTCATCTGCTCCTAGTCTGTTTTGGTAGTTTGCCCACTGTATAGGAAACCTAGTTTTGTGGTTAGCAAGTGCATAAGTATCAATTTCAGTTAAAGTATCGCCTGCAACACAAATATGCACAAAATCGAATTCTTTATATATTGGTCTGCCTGCTGCTAATGTTTCAGCTTCTTGCTGAACAGGTCGTTTGTAGAATCTTACTTGTAATCTTGAATCTGCGTTGTTTTCATCTGATGGTAGTGCCATTTAATTCTCCTCAAGGTATTAAGGTCGGTTAAAAGAAAAAAGGAGATACCGAAGTATCTCCCCAATTTTACTACTATTGTTACATCACACGCTGGCTTTTGAGAACCAACCATAATCACCAGATGCCATTGAAGCACCTGATAAGTATGTACCAACACCCAAAGTTACTTGGAATGTTGATGCGTTAATTACGCAAGTTGCAGTTGCTGCAGGAATTGCTGCTGCTGCTTGTGCAAAAACATAACGAAAGCCGTCTGAACCAAATACTTCAGCACCAGTTGGGCCAAATGTTGCAATTGCTGTACCGGCAGAATTTAGATTGGTAGTTGTTACGTTTGCCAAATCTACACCGGCTAATGGGGTAATTGTATAAGCCATGATAATTTTTCCTTATAAAAAAATGGATTAAGAGCCTGTTAAGACACCTTGTAGGAATGAGTTAGAGCAAGTAAGATTGCCGGCCCAGCCATACAATTTAACGATTGCATCCTGATTGATGGATTGACGCTCGCCACCAATAGGTACAAAGTTACGTTCTTTATGAGGACGCAAGAAGATGTAATTTGTGTTTAGCAAATACATATAAGTTGCAGTTTCTTGTGCGCCATAACCACCTCCAAGTACCACATCGGCAGACATACCGCCACCGTAGAACTTTAATGATGCAAAACCTGCTGCGCCATCTTCGACACCAGCGATACGCTGAATAGCCTGTAAAGAAGCAACATAGTATTGATACAAAGTGTTACCAGCTACGATTAAGTCTACCTTATCAGTACCACGAACAGACTTGATAGCAGCAGTAGTCATTGCAGATTGGATAGTTGTGGCAGAAGTAGCTCCAGTTGTCGCTTGGTTTTGCCAGAATGTCCAGTTTGCACGATTAATACCACCGTAAGTACCGCTAGTAGGTGAAGTTGATACAGCAGCAGCCAAACCAGTAATGTTCTTACCACCGTTACCAGTACCATCTAAGAAGATGTCACCAGAGATACGGTTAAGCAAACGAGCTTCAGAAACTTGCATACGACCATCTAACAAGTCGATGATTGCTTCTTTAGAGCTGTTCTGCAACATTTCTAAACCACTCATTGTTACGCTATCTGCGTACTGAGTAATAGAGAACTGAGCAGCACTAATTGGGCTATCTGGAGTGATGTTAAGCACCTCATAGCCTGAATAGCTGTTAGCGTTGTTTGTTGCATTCTGTTACTTCAGCTTTCGCTTACTGACTACTTTCGTAGCGGTTCGAGTTCTTCGACTCAAACTCTAGGACTTTTGCTAACTTAAGTTATATCCTAGTTCAGACTATCGCACCATCTTTTCAGATGTTTTCTCGCTTAGTCGTTCACGGTGTATTTAAACTTCCGCCTTGTTGTCCACTTCTGGAGTTCCAAGTCAATCAGAGAAAATTATTCAATCTGCGTTTTAATGCAGAAGGCCACCAGCAATTAATGGATCATTGTACATTATCTCCTCGAGTATGACATTCCCGCCTGAAAATGGGCGAACGTTGCCTTTCGAGTTCAATCTTTGTAGAATTGCGTTATTTTGAGTCAAGTTATCAGCCAACACTCCGCTACGACTTTGAATGGTAGTAGCGATAATATCGGTGATTGCACTATTTGCGAATGCCATGATATTTCCTTTAAATTAAGTTAAGTTAAACCCGACCATCCATTGCTTGCCCAATTTGTTCGGCTAACAATGAACGTCTATCCTTTGCATCTCCTTTAGACACTTGACCACTAGGTGTAGATGATCGTGGACTAATAGCAGTTGCTTTGGCTCGTGCTACTTGTTGTGCCTTAGATGCTTGACTACTTGTTGTTCTCAGGAGTTTATCCGTCTCCAACTTGTAAGCTTCATCATTCATACGCACAGCTTTGGCATAAGCCGATTCTAGGTCTTGGGCTAAACCTCGCTCAAGTAATTGAGCCATATCTTCCCGAACCATATCAAAGTGCGGAAACCGCTCCTTGTTGCTACTTACTCGATTGATTTCTTGTTGTAATCGAGCATTATCTTCTTGTTCTCGTATCGCTGACAGTTGCTGAACTTGTTGCTGAGTTGCTTGAAGTTGTTGCATTAACTGTTGTTGATACGGATCAACGTATTGTTGCTCAGGCATCGAAATGCCGTCTTGGTTTAATTGTATGCCATAATCTTGAGCAAGTCTATGAAACATTTGCACTTTTTCAGCATATGGAGCTTTAGATAGAACCATGTGCGCCCGACCTAAGTTGTTTATCCAGGCTACAGGATGGATACCTTGCTGTTGAAGTTCAGGTACAAATGGCCCAATAGCTTCAGTTAACTGTCTAGCATTGTCAGCTTCTGCTTTGTAAGTTGATACTCCACGCTTGTATTCAGCTTCTCTTTGGTTAGCGTATTCAGCAAATTTAGAAAATTCTTCTTTATCTAAAGGTTTGCCTTCTTGCATCTTATCCCAGACATCTCGGTATTCTTTCTTCCAAGTAGTCGGTCTTTTTACTTCTTCAACAGGTTCTTCAATTATTTCTTCGGTTTCTTGGGTAGAAGAATCGGTTTCATTTTTTGCGATAAATCTACCTTGTTCGTCACGATTTTCTTCAGGTTCAGCTTTAATAGGCTCTTTATCAATCTCTTTTTCAACAGGTGTTTCTAAAGTGCCTTCTTCTGCTTGTTCTAATGCTGCTTCGAGCATATCTCGTCTTGATTCTTCAGCCATGTTAGTTCCTATCTATAGTTAAGTTTTGAGTAAGCTACTTCTGCTATTTGACGCTTGCGATCTTCGTTTTCTTTACGGCTAAATTCGTGCTTTTTTTGTTGCATAGGTACATCGTTGCCTATCTCAATACAATTGTTGCGTTTTAAGTTTTCACGATGTTTTGATCGACTTGACACCCATGTGCCATCTGCCATTGATATATGACCGGCTATATCAGAAATTACGTCTGGTGCTTTTTTAGGAGTCATAGCTTCTTTTTCAGCCCACGCTTTTTCAGCTTCAGGAGTACCCATTTCATAATTCCAATACATCAAATACTTTTCTTTGTCACTCAATTGAGCTTCATCAACTTCTACATAGTCGCTTTTGCATAAAGGACAACATTTGTTCACTTTTACTATAGCCATCAAAATCTCCTTATTAAATCTGGCACTTGATCGTACTCATGGGGTCTTAAACACACAACACTGTCATACCATCTGCCGTTTTTCCATCGCCAGCAGACAAATTCTTCTTTTGGTA